CTACTATAGGTACTAGCAGGGTTACCACAAGCGTATTTGGCACTAGTAAAGCTACAGCTACTACTTTTGATACCTCTACTGCATATACGTCTTTCTTTAATACTACTATTGCTACAAGTAGAGCTACGACAACATCTTATAACACAGCTCTTGTTACTAACACAAGTCGTGCAACTGGTACTAGCAGAGGTACCACTACTTCTTTTGGTACTACTACATCGTTTACTACTACTTATATTACAAGTATTGGTACGTCTCGGACTACTACAAGTGTGTTTGGTACAAGTAGAGCTACGACTACTGCATTTGGTACTACTACTGCATATACCTCGTTCTTTGATACAAGTCTGGGTACAAGCAGATCTACGACTACTACTTTCACAACCAGTAAATCGACTACAACTGCCTTTAATACCTCTACTGCATATACGTCTTTCTTTAATACTACTATTGCTACAAGTAGAGCTACTACAACGTCGTATAACACTGGCCTGGTTACTAGTACTAACCGCGCTACTGCAACTTCTCGTTCAACAAACACGGGCTTTGCTACTACTACATCGTTTACTACTACCTATACTACAAGTATTGGTACTAACCGCGACACTACTACCACATTCAATACTGTACTTGCCACAGGTACAAGCAGGGCTACGACTACTACTTTTGAGACTGCTACGAACTTTAGCACTGCGACTGCATTTACTACTACCTTTATTACTTCCATTGGTACTACCTTGAGTACTACCACTACTTTTAATACAGGTCTCGCAACGGAGACTAGTAGAGGAACCACTACTTCTAGAGCAACTGGTACAAGCAGAACTAGTACAACAGCGTTTACTACTGTATTTACTACTAGCATCGCTACTATTGGTAGCACAAGCACCGTATTCGCAACAAGTTTGGGCACTCTTACAAGCAGAGCAACTGCTACAAGCAGAGCAACTGCTACAAGCAGAGCAACTACTACTGCATTTACCACTGTCTTTAATACTGTTAAAAATACTACTTTAACTACGAATACTGTATTTGATACAGCTCCAGCTACGCAGACAAGCATCGCTACTAATCGTGGTACCACTACAGTATTCAACACTAGCTTGAGCACTACTACAGCGTTTACTACGATATTTAGCACTACTACGGTATTTAATACTTCAAGAAGCACTACAACATTATTTAATACGACTACAGTATTTAATACTACTACAGCATTTACAACAGCTTTTGATACTATATTAGGCACCTCAAGAACAACTACTTTTAATACTACTACAGTATTTAATACTAGCTTGAGCACAAATACTGTATTTAATACAACAACTGTATTCAACACCAGTTTAAGTACTACTACAGCATTTACAACAGTATTTGGCACCTCTATCGAGACTACTTTAGGGACTAGTACTGCATTTACTACCACTTTTGGTACGCTGCAAAGTACAAATACTGTATTTAATACTGTAGGTAACACTAATAAAACTACCACGACAGTATTTGATACCGTATTCAATACTAGCCGGAGCACTACTAGAACTACATCAACCGTGTTTAGTACTGTATTCGGCACAAATGCTGCAACTACTTTAACAACTAATACAGTTTATGCAACTGCATTCGCCACTTCGCGGGCTACTAATATAGGGACGACTACAAATATAACGACTGTATTCGAAACTTTAGCGATAACCACACGCGGAACTGCAACGTCTAACGTTACCGATACTGTTATCTTTGAAAGATTGACAGGAATGGGTACAGCGACAGAAGTTGCTTCAGCTTCCGCATATAATACAAGTTACTGGGACGGGTCACAATGGACAGAAGTATAATGGAAAAAGAACTAAAGAGCATGGCACATAGATTAGAGGTCACTCTTGAGATAATCATGGAACACTTCCGTGAAACAGAAGATAGAATAGAAGAACTCGAAGATGCAATAGAGGAGCTGAAAAGTGGCACTAGAAAGACTGGCTGAGACTGATGAACTTGGTAATGCTGCAGCGCACTTCTTTAAATCTGGTAATATCGTTAGAGGCAATGAGTTAGATGAATTAGCCCAGCTTAGAACTTTACTACCCTCTAATGGGCCGAATGGTACTCGTGTAGAGTATGATGTTTGGTATGATATGGGAGATAAAGAAAATATTCATGGGTACGTCTATACAGATGCCATGGCTAAGTTTATTTATATGAGAGCTGCTGGTGCATACTTTTCACATAAAGTTATGCAAGACGCCTCAAAACATAAAATAACAGAAGAAGGCGAAAAAATATTTCAAGACCTCGGCTCCAATAGTGTAGACAAGTACAGACTACGTAAAGCAAAGACTACACATGATTTTGTAATCTTTTTACCTGGTACTAATATTATTAATGATGCACTCAACTGGGATAAAATGGAGAATGCTATTAAACAAGGTGCAAAGCTTAAATGCCACCCTATAACTGCCCCAGGTTTAGTAGCTAATCTCAAACATAGATATGGTGCTGAGAATATCATAGATAAGAAAATCTCAGGACACCAGTTAATGAAAGAGGCAAAGATTGTTGGTTGTTGTGAAAACTCGGAAATGGGTATTGTAGCATTAGCTCAAGGAAAGACTACTTATCTTTTTGGCCATGGACATAGGCATTTAACATATAGTGCTTTATATAATACTATATGGAACGCAGGCAAGCCTGACGTAAATAAATTAAAAGCAATACTATCTTGCAAGTATTCTGGACTAATTCCTGTAATAGCAGAGAATCCCCAAGAATATGTAAATGCTTACTTTAACCACTACAAGGATATGCCTCATGTCAGACCTAGAAATCCTAATCCTTGAGTGTAATGACTTAACGGCCCTAACTGTTAATTCAATTAAAAAGAATATGCCAAGGGCTAAATACAGAGTTATACCTGTAGGCAAAAGCAAGGTGGGTACTGCACTTGCTAATGCAACAGGTTTATCTTTGGTAGTTACTAGCGGACTAGTATTAAATATTAAGCAGGGTGACTTACCTCCAGAAAGTAAGTTAAAAGATTACGCTATAGCTCTCAGTAGAGAAGGGGTGTATGTAGACCACCCAAAACATAGTCAATCTTATAAGTTAATTAATAGCCCAATAAATAAAGGGTTTGTAGACTTATCCATATTTTTACTAAATCCTGAAAAGTGGTATGAAGTACCTAATAAAGACTCTGGTATATTAGGAGATAAGAAGTGTTTATACATGCCCAGATATATAAACCATAAATCAGATCCTATATTAGATAGTTGCATAGGAAGCTATGAAGCATTTAAATATGGAATGGCGGGAGAATCGGCAGCAGTATATAACTACTTACCCAATTTATTAAGCGGCAAGGCTACTCCAGTAGAAACCTTTGCTTATTGTTTTGATAAGCTAGCTGAGTATGTTGAAGATTTGCCTGAATATCGCAAGAAAGCTATTTTAAAATTAGCAAACAAAACCCGCATTCGAGTGGGTAAACTTCGCAAAGGTTTAGTAGACCTAAAGAAATAACAAGGAATTAGTAATGATATTAACAGTAGAACCGATAGAGAGCCTAGAGTCGATACAAAGCATTTTTGATGAGCTTTATACTTCTTCAGAGCCTTACCTTAATCTGGACAACAACCCTTGGTCTATCATTCCTATGGCTGAAGGGGACGATAAAAAGACTATATTTACACAGCGTTTCTTTAACCCACTTAACAATGAGGGGGCGGTAATTCGCGTTATAATTGATGGCGTTACTGTAAGTATGTTCTCGGGAAAAGTAGTTGAAGGTATTTTTAGTATATTCTACTCTCTGTATAATGACTTTAACGGCTCCAGAGCTTGGCTGTACGATAATACTATAATGACAGAGCACTTAATGTCTATACGTGAGTATTTCTTAACTTTTGGTATTCTTGGATACAAGTTAGATACAGTCTATAACTCTTCAATGTACAAATATCATAAACTTAACAAGCCTGTCTTAGGGCTGCACTCTAGTATAACTGAGACTACTCCAGAGATAGAAGGAATTAGAACAATTACTTACTTATTTTAAGTTAATAAAAAGCCCCAATTAAGGGGCTTTTTTTGTTACTCTCCTGCTTTAAACTTTTCCATCTCATCTTTCAGCATTTGTACATATCCGACTTGCATCATCTCGTACTTTTGTGCATTTAATTGAGAGTCTTCTACCATGTTACGAGTATAACCAATCTGCATTAGTGCGTGTTGTACGCCCTGCGGTAAATCTTCGTAGTAATACTCTACTTCATCAATAGTTACTAACTGCTTTTCAAATTCTGCCATTTTTATATTCCTTATTTAAATATATCTTGCCAATTACCGGTTGTACTCGCTCTTGAGTATTCGGTGGCTCTGTTTTCAAAAAAGTTTGCGTGCTCTACGCCGTTTAACATATAGTCTAGCCAGTCCAAAGGATTTTTCTCACTACCAAAAATCTTCTTCATGCCTAGCCCTAATAGTCTTCGATCCGCGATATAACGAATATATAGCTTCACATCTTCAGGTGTTAAGTCTGGCACATCTGCGCCTTCAAAACACAGGTCAATAAACGCATCTTCCAGCTCTACCGAGCGTTCCGCCGCGCAATAAATTTCATACTTTAGATCATCATTCCATAATTCTGGGTTCTCTTGAATAAAAGTGCGAAATAATTGTGACATACCTTCAACATGTAGACTCTCGTCTCGAACAGACCAAGTTACAATCTGCCCCATGCCTTTCATAAGGTTATGTCGTGGAAAATTCAATAGAATTGCAAAGCTACTGAATAGTTGTACCCCTTCTGTGAAGCCGGAGTAAATAGCCATTGTTTTAGCAATGTCCATCTTAGTACCCATTCCAAAGTTACTAAGGTGTTCGTGTTTGTCCATCATCGCTTTATGCTTCATGAACTCTTGGTACTCATTATCTCCATACCCAAGTGTTTCAAGTAATAGAGAGTATGCTTCTTGATGCACAGCTTCCATCGCAGCGAAAGCAGAAAGCATCATGCGTACTTCTGGCTGCTTAAATGTAGGAAGATAGTGCTTCGCATATCCACAACATACATCAACATCTGCCTGCGTAAAGAAACGAAAGATGTTAGATAATAGCTTCTTGTTTCCTTCTCCCAGGTTCTCACGAAAATCTTTCAGGTCGTCTGCAAGGTTTACTTCGTCTGGAAGCCAGTGCATATGCTGCTGGCTCTTATAATGCTCAAATGCCCACGGGTAGTTGAACGGCTTGTAATACTCTCTTTCTTCTAGTAAGTTACTCATTGTTATCCCTCACACGCAACGCAGGCGTTCTCGTCTATGCTATCAAACATATACTGTCTTAAGGCTTCGTCAGAAACTGTCTCAGCTCGTTTTAATGCTTCACTACGCAAATAGTATAGCGTTTTTACTTTCTTTTTCCATGCCATCATATGTACAGCATGAAGTTCTTGCTTTGACACATTCGCAGGAAAGAATACGTTTAGCGACTGGCTTTGGCAGATCTCTTTCTGACGGTCTGCTGCCATATCAATAACCCAACGCTGATCAATCTCTACTGCCGTCTTAAACACATCTTTCGTCCAATCATCAAGGAAGTCTAGATGTTGTACACTACCGCCCTTTGTTACAATGCTTTTCCATACATCGTCTGTATCCTGATCTAACTCCTGAAGAATATGCTCAAGATACTCATTCTTCATTAGACTCGATCCTGACTTTGTTTTTTGAGTATAAGCGTTAGCTCTATAAGGCTCGATACTAGGACTAGTGTTGCCGCAAATAATGCTGCTACTGGCATTAGGAGCAATAGCCAACAAATGACAATTACGCATTCCAGTACCTGTAGCATCCGGTGCTTCACCTCTTTGTATAGCCAGTTCTTTGCTAGCTCTGACTGCTTCATTTTTGATATGCTTGAAGATAGACATATTTCTGCTTTTTGCAATTGCACTTTCAAATGATATATTGTGTCTTTGAAGATACGCATGAAATCCCATTGCTCCTAATCCAATACTTCTTTCTCGTTCGGCACTAAATCGTGCACGTTCTAACTCGTTTGGAGCATTACGAATAAAGTGAGCTAATACGTTATCTAACATACGTACTAAATCAGGAATAAACTTCTCGTTATTACTCCACTCGTCATACTCTTCCAAATTTACACTAGATAAACAACATACTGCTGTACGATCCTTATCCGTTGCAAGCGTAATTTCACTACATAGATTTGAGTGGTGTACTTGTAGCCCTAAATCTTTTTGGCATTGTGGCAATCCTGCCTGTACAGTGTCACCAAACATAATGTAAGGTTCGCCCGTTTCAACACGATTCTGAATCAACTTTACCCAAATAGTTTTAGCTGATACAGTTTTTATAACTCTACCACTATGTGGGTCAATCAACGGCCAAGAATCATCAAAACCTTCAGTAAGTGTTGCTTGCTCGATCAATTCCATAAATTTGTCAGAGACAACAACTCCATGATGTAGATTAGTAGACTTACGGTTAATATCTCCACCAGTCGGCTTACGTATATCCAAGAACTCTTCGATTTCTGGATGAGATACGTCCAAATACGCTGCATAACTACCTCGTCGTGTTACGCCTTGGGAGAATGCAAGCATCTCTGCATCGACCACTTTCAGAAAGGGGATTACTCCAGTACTCTCTGACCCCGCTGAGGTTTTACTACCTACGGAACGAATGTCGTTCCAACATCCACCAATACCGCCACCAACACTAGAAAGGAAAGCGTTTTCAGTATAATGATCTGTGATGCCTGACCTTGAATCTTCCACATAGTTAAGAAAGCAGCTAATGGGAAGGCCGCGATTAGTACCACCGTTAGAAAGTATTGGAGTACTAAACATAAACCATAATTTACTAACATAGTCGTATAACCTTTGTGCATGTGCTTCGTCATCCGCAAAAGCCATAGCTGCACGAGCAAAGGCGTCTTGAGGAGATTTTTCGTCTCCAACTAAATATCTATCCCGTAGAGTCTTGTGACTAAACTCTGACAAGTAGTTATCTCTTTTGTAATCAATCTTTATATTCATTCATTCTCCGCCCTATATCTGCCACATTATCGGCACCAATTGCATCATCGCAATAACTTATTAAATCCATCAATTCATAGTTTACTAGCAGGGTTTCTGCATTTTCATTCAGAGCTTGTATATATTTATACTTACTGCTGATAGGTAATATGTTATAAATGTCCATTGCATCGCCATACTCATGAATAAGTTGCTCTGCTCTCTTTGGCCCTATGCCTGGAATACCTGCTACATTATCACCTTTATCGCCTGTTAGACACTTTAAAGATATATACTGTTCAGGAGATACATCATAATGCTCACTCCAGTTATCTAAGGTTACTTCTTTTCGTGTAACATAAGAGAATCGTGATACTTTGTCTTGTATAAGCAAGTCCCAATCTCGGTCACTTGATATAAGCCAAATATGATCTAAACCATAAATATCTTTATCTTTTACTAGGTGAGCTGCAATATCGTCTGCCTCTACACCTTTATATCGAAGAACTAAGTAATCTTCTGCTAGCACATTCAGTGATTCTTCAAACTCTTCAAAGAACTCTTCAAATGCTATCTTGTCCGCCTCTGTCTGCTCTGCGAACTTGTCTTTTCTATTTTGCTTATAGTCTTCACATATATTTTTTCTATATGTAGAAGAGCCCCAATCTGCCGTAATAATAATATTGTTGCAGCCATATGACTGGCCTAAACTTTGTACTGTTCGTTGGAAGTCATATCTAAAGTCTGTACGACCTTGGTGCTTCCATCGGAATGCTAAGTTTAAGGCATCTACTATTAGTGTGGTGTTTGGTTTTTCTATGCTTAGCTTATCTGTAAAATTAAACGCCATCTAGAAATTCTACCTTCTCTTGTGCTAACCAATCTGCAGCTAGTGCTACGTAACAATCTAGCCAGTTTATATACATATAATCTACATTTTCTGGCTGTACTGCAGTTACTACAAATGGTTTTGACCGGTTATATTTGAAAAACAATAAAGGCTCCTGGTTACCGCCTTTTGCTTGTGCTACTACTTTCTTCCACCAACGTATTAAGTTGTTTGTTTTCTGAGCTGTAAAGATTGAATCATTTAACGGCGACTCTGCATAGTTTTTAACTTCAATACAGAACCGGTTTTTTGCATGTGGTACGTACAAATCACCTTTTAAGTATTCAAGAGCGCCCGAAGCGGGCACTCTCTCAAACTTATGTCCTGTAGTTTCTCTAAGCATATCCCTAATTAGATACTCTCCTCTCGCTCCCTTCGCTCTCGAATCTACCATACTCTGACTCTTTGTCCTCTTCGGATTTCTCCGGCTTAGCTAATAGCTGTTCTATATCTAAATGATGAAACGCAATTCTACGCCTCGCAGATAATTGTTGTCTTTGTTGTGCAATTTGTCGTCTACGCACTACTTCTCCAGTTTGCTTACATTGCCAGCTTTGACCACTTCTACTTTCTCAAGTAGCGGGTGTGTCCAACCGTGGCTAACTATATAAGTATTCAGACCTTTTTCACCTAACAGTACTTCTACTAACTTCTCTCTGCCGGTATCGTCCAATACGTTTACTACTTCATCGAGGAAGAGTATGTTGATTTGAGACTTAGAGATACTACTCATCAACTTACGAATCGCAATAAGTGTAGCTGTATTTACTCGTGCTAATTCACCGCTTGAAAGTGCTAGAATATCAACTATGTTTCCATTGTCTGTAATCTGCACATTCAGTTTATCGTTTGAAACAACAAACTCAAGTGTGAAACGACCATCCGAAAGTTCTGCAAGGTATATATTTGTTAGTTCTTCTAGTTCTTTAACTAGATTTTCTATCTTATATGCCAACAGGCCATTCGTACTAAAAGACTTCTTCAATACTTCCAAGTTCGAGGCAATCTTCTGCTCGTCATTGAATAATTCTTTACACTTGTTCAAATCTTGCAAGAAGCTATCCGTCTGCTCCTGAATCACTTGAATTCGTGTGTTCCTTTTAGTTCTACGTTCGTTTTCTTTTGCAGTAGCGTTCAGCTTTGATTTGGCTTCCTCAATACGCGATAATAACTCTGCTATTCTTTCTTCAATAGAAGAACCTGACAAACGTTCGGCAGGTATAGTAGAGTCAATACTTCTGTATAAATCTTCCCATTCTTTCTGCATCTTTACTTTCTTATCAAATTGAGTATTATTTTCCATAATTATATCAATCTGCTCTTTGATCTCCGCAGCTCGTAGTCGTGCATCGTCTATCTTACTTTGCTCTGCATTGACTAGCTCTTGCATACGATCTTGGTCGATAGATTGCTCACAAGTATGGCAGTGTGTTCCTAGCTTCATCATCTTCTCGATGGCTTGCTTTGACCCCGCTGCGATTTGTTTAAGACCTCCCATCTCTCCTTGCAGTTTATCGTAAGACAGCTTCTCTGTAGCTGTAATACTTTGCACTGAGGTCAAATCTATCTTACTCAACATATCCTTATATTGATTATTCTGAAAAATCTTTTTATTTATTTCTGAGATATTTTGATTTTTCAGTTGTAGAGAACGTAACTCTTTCTCATCTTCTTCCGTGTTAATTTCTATTTCTTCGAGTGGCAGTATGGTAGTATCACTCAATTTATTATCTTGTAACCATTTTTCTATTGTAGCCATCTTTGCTTCGAATGCGGTCAAATTAGCTACACTACTCTTAGCCGCGTCTTTGAACAAATCAAACAACTGTACATAGTTTTCTAAGTGTAACAAATCGATCAGAAACTTTTTTCTGTTTGTGTCTGTTGCAGTTAGAAACTGTAAGCTAGTATTTGTATTCTGGTAAACAAGCTGAGTAAATGTCTTAAAATCAATACCAATAATTTCCTGGAGGCTCTTATAGGTGTTTGTAGCCGTATGACTACTAATATCTTCTCCGTTATGTAATAATTGTATCTTGATGTTAGTTTTTCGATTAATTATAACTTCATAACTATTCGAGTCTTTCTTAAAGGATAAGCTAATACTGTATCCATTATCTACATACCTGTTTGGTATGTCTGCTTTCTTGATGCCTTTTGAGTTTTTATTATATAAAGCCTCTTCGATAATTAACGGTATGGAAGACTTACCCATACCGTTTGTACCGATTATCTGTGTTACAGTATTATCTGAGAGGTCTAACTCGTTGTCTGCACCGTAGCTGAAGCAGTTACTCCATTTCAACTTTTGAAGCGTAATCATTAAAAAGTCCTATAATATCAGGTATTCGTTCTTCATTTATTTCTAGGATATAAGTTAGATACTCAACTAACTCCTCCTCTACGGTCATATCTTTATCTATAACAAGTGCTGTTTCTGAGGATCTTTTTACTACTTTCTTATCTAAGAGGTCTGTATTCTTGATACCTGCTAACTCTTGAATATCACCTTCTATCTCGTAAATTGTATGGTGGTATTTAGTACTTATCATATCATTTGGGTCAGTGACAGTCTTACGAATTAACTGAGGCAGCTCAAAGCGTTCCCAGAACCAACTCCAATCTTCATCATTAATAAGTAAATAACCAGTTTCAACTACATTCCTATGAAAAGAAGTAGTCATTGGTGAGCCTGGGTATACAATGTTACGTTGTGTATTACTATGAGCATGTAGATCGCCTGCAAATACTACAGGGAAATCTTCTAGTAAGTCTAAATCAATCTCAGGCTTTACGTGTGGTGGAATCTCTCCACGAACATGAGTAAACAGAGGTTTTGTTTTGTCAAAATGATCTATAATATCTTTTCTATGTAAGTCTGCATATGGCAGAATACCATAACCTAAGTCTTTATCAATATACGATATATCTACTATATTTATTAGGGGATTGATGTCCCTTGAGACTTGCTTTAATTGTGTAAAGAAAGTCTTATTTTTCTTAGTAGCTTCGTGATTACCGTCATAGATTATTGTTGGAATCTTTACTTTCCGAATAAACGAAAAGTAAAGTTCCAGTTCTTCCATACTAGGCAGACGGTCAAATAAATCTCCTCCAATAATGTGCATACTGCACTGTTCTTCAAGGGCATAAAGCTGTTCAAAGAACAGCTTGTAGCGATTTAGTGCCCACTCTCGTGGTACGTTCTTTTGACCTAGCTTGATGTGCCAGTCTGCCGTAAATAAAATCATCCGATTTTAAACTCGTCTTCCAGTGACTCATCAATTTCTTCTGCACCAGCTTCACGGATTTCGTCAAGCAAAGTTTTTTGTGCGTCTGGGGTAGGACGAGCCATAACGTCATCCATAGACTTCAGACCTTCTACAAGTGCAAGCTCAGTCTCGTCAAGAGGACGTGGCTTACATTTCAATACCTGCAACTGATACTCGACATTGTAGGCGAGTGGGCCAGTCTTGGTACGCTTAAACTTAACATCCCAGCCAGTTTGGTTATCGGTTGGATCACCGAGATCTTCTGCTGCTGTCATGATCTGTTCAAACAGTTTCTTCTTTAGGTTGATTACTTTGACTTCGCCACCGTCGATGCACTGCATCGCATAGCTCCAGCCACACTTCAGATCGGGGTAGTATTCACGAACCCAATCTTTTTCTTTGTTATTGAAACGCTCTTCGTTACGGTCGAACGACAAACACTCGAAAGGAATGTTCTTACCGTTTTTGCCTTCAATCCAGTATACATAACGAGCGAGTACATCGCCAACTAGTCGTACTGAGTTGTCACCATCGCGGTAAGCGAAAGAAGAGATAGATGATTTTTGGGCAGCGCCCTTTGATTTTGCGAATGTTAAAGCCATTAGTGTTTCTCCGTTGGGACTTCTTCGTATAGAAAAGTCATTATATCGTTTTCTATAGTTAGTAGTCTATTGTTTTCAAATAATGACCTGTCTATATTATTATGAAACAGGTCTAGGGCTGTGTTACCAGTTGCTAAGTAGTCTGCTAAAGATCTCATTGATGCTAGAGCAAGGTATTGACCTACCTCGATATTGGTATATTTATATAAGTTGTAAACAAGAACTTCGGGGTGTGCGAGAAATGATTCACCTTTGTAGTCCTTCATATAGAATTTATATATTCTATCATATCTGTTCTTAGGGATTAGACCCATTGTCAGCATTTTAAAAATAAGAACACAATCAGAAGCATTTCCTTCCGTTGTCTCGAATATCTTCTTCCAATTATATAAGAGCATATTATATCAAACTATCCAGCATTTGTCAAGAATTATTTTTCGTAAAGTCATAGTAATCTCTGTCTATCGGCTTATTATTACTAAACTCAGATAGGGGTACTGAGATTGATACTCGTGCAGAATCTGGTACAGCTTTATGGAACATGCCTGCAGGAATGTATAATAAGTCGCCTACTGTTAATACCGTGTCAATTATGGGTACGTGCTTAGCTTCCTCCTCTGGTGTCATTACCATTCTACTAGTAAAGCGTTTTTTACCGTTTTCCATCTTCTCGCTACGCGCATGTACGTTATATACTTTCCAATGTACCGAACCAATTGCGTGCACTAAAAAATTATCATCTGCATCTGCATGGCACTCAAACGATACTGCATTCTTTTTTGGAGAGCAGTAGAAGTGTGCATCTGCTGCAGTGTTCTTATAGCGTTGTTCTAGGCAATGAGCAATAGCGGAAATGTTGGGGCTAAACATAGAAGCTTTCGTAAGTATCATACTGCCGCCTCGTTTCCATATATCAGATACGTATTTCTTTTCGTACCAGGCTTCTCCAGTCCACGCAGGCTTATCTACTCGGTGTAAGTTATCTTTTTCCATACATAATTTACTGCCGTCAGGTTTAATTACTTGTAACCCCGCTACGGCTCTGTCATTAGCTACGTATTTAGAAATATCATCCCAGCTAGTAATGTCTCCAAAGAAATTTGTTTTAAACGAGTTAGCTCTAAATACCATAGGCTTTTTGTCTTTTACAGTACTTTGAAAAGCTGCGTCTGTTAGAGGGTGTATTAAGTCCTCGAAAGTGAATTGTGGTCTATTCATATTTGTTTAATTTTATACCCCTGTTTCATATAATAGCCCATTCTATTTGACGCCTGTCTTTGAGCTGTTTTACCTTTTAAATGTATGTCAATTATTACTGGGTCACGCTTCCCTTCTTGCTTACGTATAACACGGCCAATAAGCTGAGTAAGCAAGGGTTCATTATTAATAGGAGTGCCCAGTATAAGGCAGCTAAGCGTATTTACGCTGATACCCTCACTAAAAATTGCTTGTGTTCCGTAAAGTACGTTTTTATCTCCATACAATATCTCATCTACTAGTTTTTCTCTGTCCTCATGAGATACCTCACCCGTAACACAAACCGCTTTATCACCAGTCAGTTCGGCGCAGCTCTTTAAAAACGCGACTCGATCAGACACCACTAACACCTTATGCCCTTTTGCGGCGTAGGCCGCTGCCAACATGGCAATAGTATGGCGATAGTCGCTGTTATTGGACAGATGGTTGATTCTATTCGCCCACGGTATGCTGGCACCATCCATAAATCTTATATCAGAACTAAGTATCTCGATAGTAGGTACCATATAGTTCTCTTTAGGTGGCTGAAACAGCTTCGGGCCAAAGTAGTCTCTAAACACAACATGTTTACCATCTTTTCTTTCTATAGTGCCTGATAATCCTATCTTATATTTACAGTAATTTGTATCTAAAATCTTAGAAAAGGTCGGACTAGATACGTGGTGCATTTCATCTAGTATGATGGTTCCAAACTCTCGTTTTATCTTCTCAATATTGCGGTATAAACTCTGAGTACTGCCAATAACGATAGGAGCGTCAAGTTCAAATCTACCACTGCCTATGATGCCAGCCTCAATTCCAAAGACTTTCTGTACTTCCTTTGCCCACTGATTACGTAGTGGTACAGTATGGGTAATCACAAGTGTTTTTTGACCAAGTTTTGCTGCTATGGCTAATCCTGTAAAAGTTTTTCCCCAACTGACCCATGCGTTAATAATAGCACTGCTATCAATTTGGTCATAAACCGCCTGCTGGCTTTCTCGTAAAGGGAACCTAAACTCGGGAAAGTCAACTGGCACCTCAATACGCTTATCGACTATTTCGTAGTCGTCTGGGATTAAGTCCAACCTTCCTACAGGAATAGTAACAAGATTTTCTCTAATACGCGACATATTCTTAATTACCTGAGGTGGCTCATGTGCGTTGAAGCCTGGAATAGTATA